CTTGAAACGCGCCCGTTCTCCATGAGGATGTCGAACAGGTTGAAGTGAACCGTTGCGCTCTTGTGGGCCTTGTAGAGGCTCCACGCGATCACCAGCGCCACGATGAGGATGGCAGCGTCGGCGGGTCTCACTTGCGCACCTGCGCCGCAGCGTCTACGGCCGCTTTCCAGTGCTGCAGAACGCTGTCCCAGACCAGCGTACCGGCCAGCCCGACGAAATACACCGACAGCGCGACGATGCCCTTCTCGATGATCGCCTTCCTCAGTTCCGCGCGGCTTTGCTCCCGCTTGATGAGCATGTCGATGAAGGCATCGTACTTCTCCCGATGCGCCCTCTCGGCGGCGATCAATGCGTCAAGTTTCAAGTCCACGTCAGATTTCCACCTCGCTTCGATTCGTCGGATTTCATCGGGTGTCAACTTGTCCGGCATTTGCCTTGCTCCGCGTTTCGCGCCAGACTCAGGCCGCCCGTACGGGTAGAGGGGCCAGTCGTCCGTTCGCTTGGTTGGTCAAGCGTTCAAGGGGCTGGCGGTGTTTGCAGCACCACCAGTTGCCCCTCTCTTTTCACCACAACTACACGACTCCCAGCGACTTCAAAGCGTCCACCACCGCAGGGGCCAGAACATTCAACTGCCCGTTTGCGTTCAGATGCTCGTTATCGTCCGCGTATTCGTCCTTCAGCAATCCGCTCGCGTTCGACAATTGCGCGTTCACGTTCACGACCCGCACGTTCGGACGGCCTGAAATCTGCGCCGTGATGTACGAGTTAAACTCGTTCAGGTTGTCCTTCCATGCCGCAGTCTTCGTCGGGGTCTCGGCAATCCACACCACCGGGCCGGACACCCAATTCAGCGCCCGCATCATGTAATCCTTGATGAGCGCCATATCCGGGCTGGCCGTGCCGATGTCGTTCACGCCCATCTTCAGCACCACCGCAGAGGTGTTCGATAGCGAGGTGTACAGGGGGAGGCGGTTCAGGAAGTGGGAGAGCAGTTCACCGCCGATCCCGTAGTTCTGCGCCCACGGCGACCAGTAGGGGCTGACGACCAAGGCTTCTGGCCCGGAGCAGCCGAACACCGCGATCTGCCCGCCTTCGGTCAGGAACACCTTCTGCCGACGCATGTGCACGTTCACGCAGGCCGACCAGAAGTCATAGGGCGTGTAACTCGGCAGCGTCGGGACAGTACCCGCGAGGCAGTTGGTCGCAGGAGGCCGCCACAGCCTCACGCCGGGGGAACCCGTCACCGGAGACACCACCGCAGCCGCCCGAAGTTCCAGAGAAACAACCAGCGTCCGATCATCGCTCCCGTTCGTGTACCCCGAGGGGCTGGGATCCCCTGCGTCCGTAGCACCAGGCTTGAACCACAGGTCATAGTTCGCAGGCTCCGGGCTTTGCGTCCGCGCTACGTCCGAGGCCCCGCTGAAGTTCACCCCGACCATCAACGCCTGACCCGTGGAGAACGGGAAGCCAGGGAACCAATCGCTCACGACCTCACTCGACCCCGGAGGACAGACCACCGCGCTAGAGCCGCCCCACTTCGCCTGCACGGGGCTTGCCATCGTGTTCCCGCCCGTGTGCTTGCCGACCCATACGCTCGACGCAGAGAACCCGCCAGAGCCGCCACGAAGCCGCAGGCGGAACTCCTGAGAGTCACCTCCAGCAACGACTTTCGGGCCGAGGACGACAACGCGGAACCCGTGACCCGCCCAGCCACCGCCGCTGTACGACATGGCCTCCGGTTGGATTGCGTAGGTCATCCGATCCTCACTGCGGTGATCGTGCTGTCTTTGCTATTGGCGCTGGAGTTGAACCGGATGATCCCGCTCGTAGAGGTTGCATCGTTTACAGAGATTCGCAGGTTCCCTGCCGGGGAAGTGATGACACCGGACAGGGCAACGCATTGGCGCGTGTTCGCAGAGATAAGGTTGATCGAAGAACTCGCTACAACCGTTGTGCCATCCCACAGCTTCACGTTCATGGTTGCCGCACCAGCCGTATCGACCAGCGTTACAGATCCGCTCACAAACCAAGTCCCTGAAGTTCCTTGCGCAACAACGGGGCCGTCGAAATAGTTGCCCGTGTTGTTCAGCGCCACATCGCCGCTGATAGAGTTCGTCAGGCTCGTAAGGCTGTTGATCGTTACGTCCCTGTCCGGGACAGTCACGACCCGCGTCGTCGCAGTCGTCAGGCCGTCAACCTCGAAGCGGGCTTTCTTGGTCGCATCGGAGGAACCGATCACCACCGGATTCGTGTCCACGAACGGCGAAGTCGCGCCGATAGAAGTCCCGTCCGCCCGGATGTACGCCACGCAATACACCGTCGTCCCGTCCGCCCAGTACAGCGCACGGTCGCCCGCAGCAGTCGTGATGTTCGCAGCACCCGGCAGGTTGTTGTTCGTCGCGTGGTGCGTCAGCGTCAGGATTCCGTCGAAGATCACCGCCCGCCACATCCCAGACCCGAGCGTCACCGCCGTAATCGCCGTGGTCCCTGTGATGTGGACCCCGTTGCCCGTCGCAGTCGTCAGGTTCGTCGTCGTCGCAGAAGCAATGTCCGAGCCCTTCACCCAGTTCATCGCGCCCAGCAGGGTTACAGCCGAGGTCGAGAAAAGCTGCTCGTAGCGAAGCGACTGCCCGTTCGCAGCCCCCGCTCCCAGCCCGGTGAATACCTGCCCACCCATCGGCAGGTTGGCCGTAACAGTGCTCTGGCCGTCCGTCGTCAAGCACGTGGACAGCCCCAGGGCGATGTCATTGATGACCGAGTTGAACTTGGTCGATTCGATCAGCGTCGAGGCGACCGCCGGGAAATCTGCCGCAGGGGGCGAAAAACTGCCGGAACCGTTGAAAGGCACTATGCGCCTCCGTTGATGTAGACTTGCGGCATGAGCCGTGAGCAAATCGCGTTCGCCATTGCAATGGCACTTGTGCCGCTGGCGCTATTCCTGATCATGGTTTCCCTTGCGTGCATTCGCGTGTTCGTGGCCTGTGCGTTCCCTGAAAATCGCATCACTCGGCTCCTATTGGTTCGCGTTGACCGTAGCGGGTACGGCCAGAGTGGCGGAACTAGCATAGGGAGCGGCCGCGGCGATTTTTGGGGCGAGTTGACGCAGGAGTTCAGGGCGCTTTACAAGTAGCGCCTCGATCACTTTCTGCACCGGGGGCGAATAGGCCAAAGCCCCAACTCCCGCAATGCCGGGAATCAGCGGGTTAACCGCACCGCTGCCGAGCGTGGCCATGTTTGCAAACCTGAATGGCGTTCCAGAGTCCGGGACCGTCCGCGACAAGACACCCTTCCCGGCCTCGGACAGGTCTTGCATCAGCGCATCACCCACCGCGAACCGCGCCTTGTCCTTGGACGCATCCCCAGCTTTCACCGCGCTCTGCAGTTGGGCAGGGGTAAAAATGCCATCCGTCGCTCCCACCCCTGCCGCCGCCTTCTGGATGCGCTTGAAGTTCGCATACCCTGAATTGATCGCCGACAATTCCTTCGCGTACTGCGGATTTACGTCCTCGATCATCCGGCGCAGCGCAGCCTGCGTTTCCTTCACCGCATCGCCCAGGGTGCGGTTGTCGTAGTTATCCGACCGGCCGAGGCTCTTTGCCAACTCCCCGAGCCGGGATTCGATGTTCTTCAAGGTCTCGCCGGACGCCTTCCCGGCAGAGGTGAAGCGGCTCATCACCTCCTTGTCGAGGATCCTGCCCAGTTGTCCGGCCTGCTCGGGCGGCAGGTTGGACCCCATCTGGCGGATGACATCCAGTTCCTCGCGCAAAGTCGGCTTCGCGGCTTGCCCCGCGGCGGCCGGTAGAGCATTTGCGGGCCGGGCGGCGTTGAGCTCGCCCGTCAGCTTCGGGAGCAGGGAGTCGTAGGCATCCCCGAGAACGCTTTGCGCGTAGGCCACCGCTTCGCGGCCTTCCATCCCCTTGGGGAGAGAATCCCCGACAGGCTCAAGGGCGCGATTGATCGCCGCCCGGTCGAAGGACACGATCCCGCGCTTCTGGGCGGCCTTGATGCTGTCGCCCATGATCGGGAGGCTCGTCAGGCCGTCCTCTACACGCTGGGCTGCACCGCCGAGAATCTGTCCCGGGGTAAGGGATACGCCCTCGTCCAGCAGCGCCTGCACTTCCGGCCGGGTCTGCGGTGAGGCCACCCGCGCCGCGCCCTTGGTGAGCGCCTGGGCACCTCCGGAGAGCGCAGCCCCAAGCAGCGTGTTGGTGACGCGCTCCGTGCCGCTCTCCGCCGGCTGAATGAGCCCCATCCCGCCTCCCACAGCAAGGGCGGCTGGAATAGACTTGGGGGCCAGCAGCGTTCCCCCTGCCGCGCCCAGCACCTCCGCAACCCGGGCGGCGGCCGGGATCTTGCTGGCGACCACGGAAGCCCCCTTCAGGGCGCCGCCAGGCAGAAGAGCCATGCCCACGTTCCCGGCAATGTCCCCCGCCATCCCGGCCCCGGTGTCCATCAGCGCCTTGTCGCGCTTTCGGGCTTCCACGATGTCTGCCGTGATCGCGTTGGAATCCATCCCGGGGACCACGTAGGAGGCAAGCTGCTTGATGCCGCGCCCGGTGTCGTAAACCGCCTTCCCTACCCCTGCCGCGAAGTTCTCCACCGCACCCTGGCCGGCCGCGGGGTCGTACAGTTTCTTGTCTGCCTCGGCTTGGGTCTTGAGCTTGTCCGCCTTCGCCGAAAACTGGGACTGTGCGAACGAAAGCACCTCCTGCTCGGTCGCCCCGTCTGGCGCCGTGACTTCAAAGGTTCCGCCATCCGGGCCGGTAATCTTGAACTTGGCCACTTAGGGCACCCGCTGGATAGACCACCCGCCCGAGGCCCCGGGGTTGGCGGCCGGCGCGGCAGAAGCCGCCCCCTTGGCCGGGTGGCGCATGTTGTAGGCGTTGCGCATGCGGTCCTTGGCCTCATCCGTGAACTTGATGATCTGGTTCAGGCTCTGCTGGAACTGCTCAAACGACTGCGCCTTCTCCAGCGAGGCAAGGTTTGCCTCCAAACGTTTGCCTTCCGCATCCGACACGCTGCCGAGCGCCCCGCCCGTCTTGGAGGCATTGCGCATCGCCTGAAGAACCCCGAATCCGACTTGGGACTTGAGCGTCCCGAGCAAGGCTTCCGCGTTCGCCGCGTCAGACCCGGGGATGTTCGGGATTTTCCCCATCAGGCCGGTGATGCCCTTGAGGCCCGGGTGCGCGAGAACCTTGTTCGCCTCCACCGCTAGACGGTCCAGGTCGGCAATCCCGCCCTGAAGGTTGGCCGTGTCCTGGTTGAGAGCGCCCTGAATCTTCGTATCCGCCGGGCCGCCGGGGATTGCCTCAAGGTTCCCGTTTTCCGTCATCCGGTAGCCGAGCGGCACCTTGTCGGCCTTCTCTGGTTTCGGCATCACGATGGTCGGACTGATCTGCTTGGCGGTCTCGGACTCTTTGCGGATGGCGTTGTCGTAGGCGGCGCGGCGCGGGTCGCCCTCGGGGATCGCATCGCGCTCCGCAATCAGGCGGGAAAGGTTGCTCGGCTGCTGCACCTTGGGCGCGTCAGGCTTGAACGGGGCCGAGGCCATTGGCTTGCCGTCCGCGCCGATCCTGACCGCACCGGCCGGGAGCGTGTATGGCTCCGCCTGCTTCGCCATCTGCGCGTAGTCCAGCTGCCCCAACTTCTGCAGCACTGGGTTGCGCGAGGTGATGGCTTCGATTACCGCACCGCGGGGGTCGGCGGGTTGCGCGGGAATCGTCACCGGGGCGCCCGTCTGGGCGGAGGAGTCCTCTGCACCGATCGGGGCCTCGTAGGGCGCGGCCGGGATCGTGGATTCCGGGGTGCCGGCCTTCCTTTGCGCGTACCGTGCCACCTCGTTGGCGGTCATGTTCTGGTACTCGTTGCCGAGGGCCAGGGCCTTGGCATCGGCATCGTCCAGCGCCTTGCGCCCGAAGTAGGCTTTTCCCAGCTTCGCCAGCCCCTCGAACGGACTCACAGGGACGACGTAGCCGCCCGCCATGCGGTTGATATCGATGGGGGACTGGGATTGCTCAAGCATGGCCTCTGCGACCGCCTGCTGGCGGGTGAGGCCGCGGGCGCGGGCGGCCATCTCCGGGGGGAGTCCTGAGGACAGCAGCCCGTAGGGGTCATTTTTCACGGCCGGCCCCCGATCATGGCGTAATCGACCATCTTGAAGCCGCTCGAGTGGGTCGAGACCGCCTCAGGCAGAACTTCCTCCAACTCGTCCGCCATCACCCCGCGCTCGCGGTTCCCGAAGATGTCGTACTCGTAGATCCCGATCCCGAGCGAATGCTCGCCAACCCGCTGAACGTTCGATTTCAGGCGGCGGTCCGAGAACGTCCCACCCGGCGCCCCGAGAGCCGCGCCGCCGAGAGAAAATAGGCCGCTCATCATCGCGTTGCTGCCGGCCGCCTGCTGGTTGTAGGCGTTGGTCTGCGCCTGGCCCGTAGCCTGTGCCGCCCCGAACACTGGAGCCGGGGCCACCGTCGCCCCTTGGTACTGCTGGAACTGGGGGGTGTTGACCTGACTCCCCGACCGGAAGGCGTTGATCTCGTTGAGCGGCGTCTGCCGCTGCGCGAGGATCTCCGTGATCGCCTGCTGGCGACCGGCCATGTCCTGCCCGAACTGCTGGTTCGCAGCGTTCCCCGCCCCGATCTCCGCCTGTTGCCGCGCATCGTTCCGCGAGCGCTCGACCATCTGCTGCTGGTCAGCGTAAGCCTTTGAACCGATCGGGATCCCCGCCGCGATCAGGCTGGAGCGCGTCTGGTCGCTCTGCTTGGCGTAGTCTTCGTCCGCACGGCCCATCATCGCCGCCAAGACTTTCGCCCGGGTGTCCGCTCCAGTTCCAACCGTGGGAGCACCGGCAAAACTCACATCCTGGCCGAGGATCGTCCCCGCACGCTGGACTGCGCCGAGCCCAAGGTCGGCAAGCCCCTGCTGCCCCTGCTGGTTGGTATCGAAGATGCGCTGCTGTTCCGGAGTCAGCGACTGCGTGACGGTCGGGACATCCGGATCCCCGTTCGCGCCGTAGGTGACGGTCTGCGAGCCGTAGGGCGTCGTGACGTTGGGGTTCCCGAGCTTGGCTGTCGCTCGGGCGGCGTCTATGTTGGCCGCGCCTTGGGCCTGCGCCGCACCGGCGTAGTCGGGCGCTGGAGGCGGGCTAGGGGCGCAGATGATCGCCTCCTACGCGAGCTTCGCCACGCAGAATTCTGCACAGGTGGCTTTTGTCGATTCCGAAACTACGCACGATCTTGCGAAGCGAAGATCCTGCCGCTTTCTCAGCCCGCATTTGGGCTACTTGGGCATCGGTGTACTTGCAATATCCGTTGGATTCGTTCGGGCTGCCAGTTGGGTTCTGGCGACCCTTGCTGAACATGTCGGAGACGTTATCTCGCGGCGTTCCAAGGAAAAGATGCTCAGGATTGATGCAGTGAGGTACGTCACACCGATGGCAAACCAGCATGCCGGGCGGAATCGGCCCAACTGAGGCCTCGAACATAGCGCGATGAGCATATCGCCCACCGCCAAAGCGCGATGCGCTCTGACCATAGCCAGAGCCTTTCTTACTGAGAGACCATAGCCAACAGCCAGTTGGGCTGAGCGTCGAGGACGCCTTAAGGCTGGCCGCTATTGACTGCTTGGTGAGTGCCATCAGGATGCTCCTCACAGTTTCCGTTATGGCCCTGTGGGGGCACCCCTGATCTGGGGGCGTCGCCTGCTGTGGCGACGATTGGATTGTAGACCAAATGTTTCGAGTATTGCAACGACACGTTCTTGTAGCCGAGATATTCCATAATCCTCCCGGCGCCGTTCGTCAGCTTTGCGGTCATGCCGATTTCGACCACCCCGCGCTTCCTCATCGCCTCCTCGACGTACTTGTAGAAGGCGAGCGCGTTGCGACCCTTCCTGTACTCGGGCAGCAGGAACCACGTGTCCTCGGTAGCGATCGGCAACTGCGTGTGCATGCTCGCCGTGACGTACATCCCGGCATAGCCCACCATCCGGCCTTGGTCCCGGGCCGTGAACATCGTGTAGAACGGGCCCCCGCAGGACTCCATCTCGTTGAACGCCCAGTACCTCGCGGCGTCCGGGCTGAATTTCTGCCCGTGGCGATACCCCTCCGTCTCCCCCCAGTGGGCGGTCGCAAGGCGCATGATGTCCGGCCAGATCGGCGCGAGCGGCTCGGCGGCGAATTCGATCATCCCTTCAGCCCCCCCTTCGTATACATGTAGTCGCAACTCATCCACTGGATGGTCAGCGTGTTCGTGGCGATCTTCACCTTCCCCGAAACCCAGTAGCCGAGGTTCTCGTTCGGGGAGGTCCATTCCTTCTTCACCTCCAGGCTCGCCGCCCAGTACGACTCGTCCCACAAATCCACATCCCAAAGGGCCCCGGAGGTCACCGTGTAGGTCGCCGTCCCGGTGATCGGCGTGTCCCCGAAATCAACGTCGATATCGGTCAGGAACGACAGATTCCCGTTCACCGCCAGCATCGGGCGGAACATGGACACCTGTTTTTCTACGCCCGGGCTGCCCAACTGCGAGAAGGCCGATTTCCCGTAGGAAACGATGTCCGCGCCGTTGTCCGCCTTCCCGGTCCACGCCTTCACGACCTTCGTCCCCACCGTGAAGTAGAGTTCCGCGTTCAGGATCGCGAAGTCCTCCGCGTCCCAATCCGTGAACCTGCACCACGCCTTGGTCTGCGTATTCATGACGTATTGCTCGTGCTGCCCGTCCTCCGATGTCGGGACGTTCACGATCAAGGCCGCTTGAGCCGGGAAAACAAGCGCCTCCCACCCGAACACCCCGCCAGAGGTGCGCGCCGCCGTGTTGAAGGCGTTCACGATCTTGTCCGAGAGCGCGAGCGTGTAGTCGATCCCCGTCGATTGGATCGCCTGGGCGAGCGGGAAAGCCCCGTTCTGCGTGATGAGCACCACATCCCCGCCGAACTTGGTCAGGCAGCGCCGGCCGAGCGGCTTGCCGAGGTCGTACACCCCGACAAGTTGCCAGTTCGCCGCCACCGAGGGGTTGTCCCCGATGTAAACAATGATTTCCCCTTCCGATGTGACGAATACCGCACGGTCGTTCGGACCGTCGCCAGCGTCCACCGTCCAGTTCGTCATGGCCATAAGATAGCCGCCCTTCTTGGCATAGGACGAGAGGTCGAACTCCGTCAGCGCCCCGCCGGCAGCCCCGGCAGCGAGATACCAGAAGGAAAGCGAGTTTTTCTCAAGGAAGAAAAGGCGCTTCTGGTAGGTTGCGACCCCTATGATGTCGGTGGTAGTCAGGCCGGTCAGGGCCGGGGTACTCACCCCGTCCACCGCCGTCCAGGTCGTCCCGTTGTAGTAGAGCGGCTTGTCCACCCCGTTGACGGCGATCAGCCAGTTGCTCGTGCCGTCCCCGAACATCAGCCACTGGTGCTTGCCGTTTGTCCTTGCCGCCACGGAAGCCCCTACAGCCCCGGCAGAGGTCACGTTGTAGACCCCGCTTGCGGTCATGGCGAACATCGAATTCGTGCCGCTCAAGGCGTTGTAGACCGCGAGCGTCTTGCCGTTTCCGGTCATCCCAGTAGCATGATCTTCCGACCCGCCACGGATCTCGACGTAGGAGGCCCTCGGGAACCAGTTGATGAGCTCCACCGCGTCGGTCGGCTTCATCGCCGCCAGAGCGTCCCGAGCGTTCCACCCCCCGACCGGCGCCGGGAAGCTTTGCACCGCGGCTACCGTAGCGCGAGGTGCGGCTGCGTGGCTTCGAAGTGCTTGTCTCACACCGGCCAACTCCCTGAAGGCACCCAGATACCCGGGCGGGGGCCATTCCAGCCCTCCCCGTCCATGTGCAGGATGGGCTTTCCGCCGTCCCGCGACATCGCGTCCTTGGCCTGCGCCTCGTACATGCGCATGTCCTCTGCGTACTCCAAGCCCTTTTCCTTCTTCCACCACGCCCGGAGGCCCTGCAGCAGCAGAGTTTCCGGCAGCACGGGCGAATCCGTGTCCGCGGTGAAGAACTGCTTGTAGGTGGTCCCGTCAACCGCAACGATCCAGTTCTGGGAGGCGTATTCGAACGCCCACGTATGCCCGGCCGGCGGGATGGGGTTGGAGAGCAACTGCCCCCCCAAAAGCCGGTAGCGATACCGCGGGCCATTGATGAAAAGGGCCTTCAGCGCCTGCCACTCCTGCCCGTCCATCGGCCCCAGAACCGGCAGCCGATCGGTGCGGTCCCAGATCGTCTGGTTCTTGATGTACTTGAACCCGTCCGACGCAATCGTGGTGATTGCGCCCTGGTCTTCGGTCGCCGTCGTCGTGTGCGTTGCGACCCGCGTCGTACCCTGCCAAGTCCCGCGGCCGTTGAGGTCGATCCCGACCTCCTCGAGCAACGCCTTGATCTGCACGACCTGCGGGTCCGTGGACCCATAGACGGTGTTCGGGCTGGGCAGGTTGGTCCGCTCGCAAAAGCGCTGGACGAGGGCGAGGAGGTTCATTTACGCCGCCTTGCGCTCGAGCGTGTCCAGCCGGGCGGCCAGAGCGTTCATCTGCTCAACGAGCTTCGTTTTCTCGGCCGTCAGGGTCTCGACCTGGGCCTTGAGCGCGGCGTTTTCCTGCGCGATCTTGCCGGGCCCCGAAACGCTCTTCAGCCACGCCATCGCCTTGTTCTTGAGGTCGAGGGCGCCCATCCCGTAGCGCTTCATCCCCTCGTCGTTGATCTTGGCGAGGTCTTCCACCGTCCGCACGCCGATGGCGATCATGTTCGCCGCCTGCGAGGGCGAGAGCATCGCCCAGCCCTTGATCGGGGTTCCGTCCTCGGGGATCTCCTGCCCCAGCTTCCATGCGTTGTAGGCCGCCACGTACTTGTCCCGCCACATCTCCGGGAGCCGGCCGGCGCGCACGTTCTGCTCCATCGAATCCAGCCACTCGGGCACGAACTGCTCGATCACGTCCTTGGAGTACGGCGGCGTGATCTTGGCCATGTCCACGTCCTTCGTGGTGTAGCGGCCGTTCTTGATCGTCGCATCGCGGTCTTCCACGGCACGGCGTTCGAATTTCACGTAGGCGGGGCGATCTTCCTTGATGTCCATCTATGCAGCCTCCTGTCGGGAGTTGTAGTCGGGGCCCAGATGCTGCGAAATCGCAGTTTCCGGGGCGTTCAAAATCTCTTGCTTGATGCCTTCGTCCGTCACCTCGAACCCGAGGATTCCGGCCACGAACGGCAGCAGTCCTGTGCCATGCACAACGATTCGCACCCCGGCGTCTCTCAGGGCAGGGGCGATCAGCTTGAAGTCCTCGATCTGGACGGCCATCCACGGCGCGGTTTCGAACCAGCGCCCGTAGCAGAACACCCGAAGCGTCTGCTCGTCGGCCAGGCTCTTCCGGATGTGCGTTTCCCCGTTGCGGAACGAACTGTCGGCCCCGTGAACGTGGATCGTCCGGTAGCCCATCGCGTAGAGGACGAAGAGCCCCCGGGTCACCGCTGCCGTCCCGCCGTTGATGACGGGCTCCGGCCGGTCGGCTTTTTCCAGTTCCTCGTGCGTGCAGCCGTCTCCGTCCGCGTGCCAGATCACGCAGTCCGACCCTTGGAAATGGTCGATCACGTCCGGGTGACACCGGGAGGCGATCAGGTAAGTCACGCCGTCCTGCGGCTTTTCGATGAACTTCACGATCATCTGCGCCGCGTCGAAAAGCATCGCGTAACGGGGCTTGACCCCGTGCGACAGGAGGTAGTCGTGCGCGGCATTGCACGCAAACACGTCCCCCGTAATCTGCGGCAAGGTGTCGGCAATCGACGGACCGGAGCCGCAGAGGGAAGCCACGCGCTTGTGCGCGCCGCTCAAGTATTCGGTGAAGGGCGTGTAATCGCGCTTCAGGCAGGCTGCTATGTTCGCCCGCAGGTTGTCCTGCGTCTCGCAAATCTCCTGCATAAAAGAAACCGGCAGCAGGGGGCCATTGACCCCCTGCACGCCGACCACCGGCCCCAACGTCTGCCGGATTTCTTGCATCAGTTACCGGCCCCAGTGCACTTGGGCCAGGTCACCACCGCCAGGTTCGTCGCCACCGCGGCCGTGGTGCTGGCCGTGAGGAGAGCGATACCAGCGAGGCTCCCCGAAGTGGCGGTCGTGGTGAGCGCACCCGAGGTCGCAGAGGCGTACAGCGTTGCCTGCAGCGTCGAGGTCGCCGACACGCGCACCGTCAGCGAGTTGCCGCGCTTGGCCACCCAGCCGTACTCGCCGTCCGCGAAAGCGTACTGCGCGAAGGCCAGTTCGGACCCGGTTGCGAGCGCCGTGGGCGTCCAGAGCGCCGCCGTGCCGGTCGTCGAGATTTGCACCCCGGAACCGTGCGCGATTGCGCCGCTGGCGTACACGTAGACCCACTCGCTTTTGTCCGTGCCCTGGGCGATGGTGCCGAGGGCAAAGCGCTGAATGGAGGTGCTTGCCGAGAGATTGGCGCCGGCCACGCCATTGAGAGTGAAGGGCATCGTCTTCTCCTTAAGCCTTCATCACGCCTTGGCGCGAACGGTTGGACAGCGTCAGGTTGCCCATCCAGAGGATGGTCACCACGGCACCGTCTTGGTTGACCGGACGGATCTCGTCCATGACTTCCAGGTCCGCGTCGCGGTGGGCAACCAGTTCGAGGTAGCGCGTGTTGATGAAGTACCCGTGCGCCGTCGGGATGCCGGAGCCCCCGTCGAACAGGACATCGGCGTTCTTGTACTTCAGGCCGACGAAGCCGCCGTCCGCCATCTCTTTCGACATGTACCGCTTCAGCGAGACCTGCGAGGCCTCGTAGTAGCTGTAGTAGTCGTTCGAGAAGACGATCAGGTCCGGCTGGTCATCCGGGCCGCGGTCGAGTTGCAGCCACAGGGGCAGCATCATGCTGGTCTCGATCGTGGTCGGGCCGACGGTGATCGCCGAGCCGCCCTGCAGCGGGGCCGCTGCCGACTGCACCGCGTTCAGCCAGAACGACCACGAGGACGAGTCGATGCCGCCGACCGTGCCCGTACCCGCGTCCGCGATCAGCGCCTGGAGGCCGTTCACCTGGTTCGCCAACGATCCGGCCGAGTAGATGTCGGACGAGAAGTTGTTGTTGTAGGTGTGGATGGCGTTCTTCAGCTTCGCCTTCGCGAGCGACAGGATGCGCGAATCGCCGGAGTTGATCCGGAGTTCACGACCCGAGGACACGACGTTGATGGCGATCTGGCGCCACTGGTATTCGGCCGACGAAATGACATCCGACGCGCCGATGTTCAGCTCGTCCCAGTCGCTGTAGCGCTGGTAGGTGTTGTTCGTCGCGTACTCCAGCGGCGTGGCGATGGTGAGGCCGCCGTCGTCGTTGCGGTAGTTGCCGCGCTTTTTCATGTACTTCAGCAGGGCGTTTCGGTTCGAAACGTTGTCTGCCACGTCTTTGCGCACCTTACGGAACGTGGTGGATACGAGTTCCGTGAAAGTGCTATTGGGCGATGCCATGGTCGGGCACTCCTTTAGCTATGCGGGGACGGCCTTATCGGCTGCGAATCTCCGCGAGGGTTTCACTGAGGACGTCGTCCATTGATCCAACGGGTGCTGTCGGCGCTCGATTGGTCTCCCGGCCACGGACATTGGCCGATGTTGCCTTTTTGGCCTTCGCCACCGTTTCCTTCGCCTTCTCACGGTTCGCCTTTTCGGTTTCTGTCTGAATCCGGGCGATCTCCTTCTGGCGAGTCACGGGGTTGGCCCACACTGCCTTCTCATACGCATCCTTGAGGGTGTGGCCCGCCTTCAACATGGCTACGATGTCGTCTGCCACTTCGTCGAAGTAGGGATGCGCAGGATCGGAGGCAAAAACCTCCACTTCTTTCGCCTTGGCCTGCCGAACCTCGGCAAACTCGGCTTGTTCCTTGGCCGTCATGGCCCCTTCCAGCCTCTCCACCCGAGCCAGCGCCTCGCGCACTTCAGCGGGCAACTGCGGGGCGTTCGGGTCCGGCTGCTTCATCGTCCCGAGGTCGATCTGATAGCGCTCGGCCATCCTCTGGAAGAACGCCGCACGCTGCTCCGGCGTCCCGTTGGTCATCTGCACGTGCGCGTTCAGCAGGTAGTTCACCGCCGTCGGCGCGTCCAGGCCTTGGGACTTCAGCACCCCTTCGTAGGGCTGCGTCACATGCCGGATCGTCTTGGCGAACTCCGCGTCGGACTTGTATCCGTCGATCCCGTCGAGCATCTGCTTCTCGCGCTCGCCGTAATACTTCGCCGCCTGCTTCGACTCATCGGGCGAAAGCGCCACCCCCTTCGAAAGCTTGTCCCAGATCGGATGCATCTCGGACTTCCACGACTTCGGCGGCGGCAGCGCATCCTCAACCGCCGGGGTCTCTTGGGAGGGGGAGAGGGAGGGAGCCGGGGTTTCAGTCGCTGCCGCCGCGTCGATCGCCCCGTCTACCGGGTCCGGCGCCGGAGGCTCCGTTCCCAGAATGTCCGCTGCGAGGTCGTCCGAGGCCGATTCGATGTCTAGGGTGTCTGCTTCCATGATTTCTCCGCCTGTCAGGCTCTGGTGGTGACCAAATCGACCCCGGAGCGCAATTCCTGCTCCAGGAGTTCGCGTTTACGGGTCGGCATCGCTTCAATTGCCGAGTCGAAGTGCTCCTCGACCTTGTTTCCGAGGAACTCGTCCGATTCCTTCTGCCGGCGCAGGTAGTCGTCCTTCATGCCCGGGTCGTATTCCACGCACTGGTTGCGCGCCATGTCCTCTAGGCGCGCTTGGCGGCTCGTAATCGGGCGCCCATCCACAGGGGAGGCGTAATGCACGTCCGCCTGCACGAAAGCCGCAGGGAAGCGCAGGAACACCTTCTGCGCGGGCTCCCCGCAGTGGCATGTCTCCGTCTCCCGCAGCCCATTGAGCGGCTGGTAGACCTCGGAAACGTGGCCGGATGGGCACTTGAATGAGTGGAGCGGCATCACATCACCATCATCAGTTCTTCGTCTTGGCGGCGGCGCTTCTGCCGGGCGACGAATATGGCGATGCGGGCCTGTACGTCGGCCAGCACCTCAAGAGCCTGAGCGTCGGCTCGGGACTGCTCGGCCAGGCGCTCCACTTCCAGCCGAACCATCGCGACGGTATCGACGCGGGCCAGCCTCGCGAGGACCGGGGCGGCCTTCTTGGGCGTGAGCGTTTCCCGGAGGATGGCCTCGATCTGGTCGAGAAGCCTGCGCTCCTCCTCCTTGGAGGCTGCGAACCACGAACTACCGCCGCCGCCCCCTGCGTACTGGACCGGGACGGGCTGGGACACGACACCCGAGACAGCCCAGACATCGTCGTCCTCAGTCCACGCAAGGGCGGAAGTGACCGCAACGGCGCCAGAGACAGCGAACGTGTCGTCCGCTTCCGTCCACGCCAGCGCAGCCGATACACGCACCGTTCCGGCAACGGCAAATACATCGCTTTCCTCGGTCCATGCAAGTGCTGCCGTAACACTTCCAGCGCCAGGAAGAAGCTCCCACCCGACATAAGGGTAAGTCGGCTGTGTGTACACCGTCAGCGCGAAATCTACCGCTGTGCGTGCCGCTGGGCTGGTAGCCGACAGCGGCTGATTAGCAGGCGTTAAGTCAGCAGGGGTGAAGCTCTCCGCAGCAAAATCTACGGCATTGGTCGCAGGAGGAATGTAGATGCTCATGAAAGGTACGGGCTTCCCGGTGCGGTGTAGTAAGTCGCTCCTGCCTTGTACTGCACAAACGCCGCGCCGACCTTGCCGGTGCTAATGCTAGATGCCCACGTTCCGCCTGCGGCAGTCGTCACCGTTTCAACCAATACAGGATTGGTCATGCTCTCGTCGTCGGCTTCTATTACCGTCACGATTGCCCCGCTTACCGGGCTACCACTTAGCGTAACAGTTCCTGAAATTGCAAACGTCGAGACTGCCTCTTCTTCCCATTCAGCCTTGACGAACCAGTTGTTTGAAAGCGCGGCATTTGCTGCCGCTGTAGTGCCGACCATTTGGCACAAAATTGATTGGTTCGGCCGCAGTATGAAATCATGCGTATCGACAAGATTTGGCAGGATGTTTTTATCCACGCCGAGCACCTGTTCCGCGGCAGTCTGCATACGTGAGCAATACTTCTGCCAAATGGTTGTGCCTGCCGTCCCTGAGAGCGGGAACCCTTCCAGCATTGGGGAGCGAACCTCAACGAAACTGCTGGATGCCTTTGCCGTGTCGTAGGTGGTGGGCGACAAGACCACCCCACCGCTTATGCCCGTCGCCCTGCTGATCTTTACCTGCGGCATGACCGAAGTAAGCCCCAAGATTGGATCAAGCTGCGCGATAAGCCTTCGAACGTACACATTGACCCGCGAGCCAAGCGTATTCGTGATGGCGAACAGGTTTTGCGTTGTAGCGTCATTTCCTAAAGCTATAGGAGATGGGACGCTGCCGTTGAAGGTAAACGCCACTTAATCCTCTTCCCAAACGATGTTCACACACCAGTTGTTTGTCGCAGGGTTCGATGTGCCGATGGTTGCCACCACCTGAACCAGAAGCGCTTGGTTTTGCCGCAAGATGAGGTTTTGCGTCTCCACCAACGCAGGAGCCATGCTGCTATCCTCGGCGAGTACCTGACCGACAAGCGTGTGCATCCTCATGCAGTATTGCTGCCAGATCGTTGTGCCTGCCGTGGCCGTGATCGCCGTCGCCGCGCCGCCGTCCGAGGCCGTTGCGCAACGGATGATGGTGTTCGCGTTTGACGCATTGCTAGTGTCAAACTGCCCCTTGTTGAGCGTCGTCCCACCTGTCGGAACGGCGGTAGCGCGGGACAGTTTTACCTGCGGCATGACCGCGACAAGCACGGCAGTTGCATCCAGTTGGACGGTGACGCGACGAATATAGACAAGCTTCGTCGCGTCGATGTTTTCAATTGTCAACAGGTTATGCGGTGTTGCGGCAGACCCAAGAATCCGAAAGCTGCCCGCCGCGAAATATCCGGCCATTATGCGTTCCCTCTAGTAATCGTCCAGCTAGTCACGCTCACCGTGACACCGATGCTTATGGTCGTGGTGTTCAGGTTCATGTCCGCACCGCTGGTGCTTACGCTGCCGTCAATCACGAAGGTGCCGCCGCTCGTCACCACCCGGAACCATGTGGCAGTGGACGCAGCAAGCCCGGTCGCATCGCTCGGCAACGTAGGACTGAGAACCCCAGCCGCCGCACCAGCCGCGAACGGAGTGCCTAGCGTGAACTCAGCAAGCTTGGTCGTTGCAGCCCCGCCAGTAGCAGGGCGTGTGCCGTCATAGATGCGCAGAAGCCCCGCGTTGCCAACCTGCGCCGTAATAGCGTCCAGTTGCGCGTTCCGCAGAGCCATGCTGTAGCCGGCGGCCATTACATCGGCTCCTCAACGACATAGGCGATCTCGCCGTCTACACGCACCGGAGTGCGCTTCCGGGTGGCTTTGATCGCCGCCAGCATCTCGCCCTGCATCGCCAGAACCTGCTGCATGATGTTGGACGGGTTCATCTCCTCCGCCTCATGCGCGGCCCCCTCGGCTTGCTCCTGGGCCATCGTTTCCTGCGCTTCGTGGGCCTTGATCGTCTCGGCTAAGACCTTGCCCGAAACCTCCATCGCGGCCTTTTCCAGCGCCAGACGCTCTTCCATCGCCATGCGCTCGCGGGCCAGGCGCTCTTCCGAGGCGAGTTCCGCATTCCTCTTCGCGACTTCGGCCTGCGCCCGTATTTCTTCCATCGCCCGGTCGGCCGCCAGATTGTCCTGAGCGATCAACCTGTCCGTCTGCGCCCGCTGGGCCTCAAACGCGAGCTTTTCCGACGCTGCAGCGCGGTCGGCTTGATTCTTCATCTCGGCCTTCGCACGGTCAGCATCCAGCTTTGCCTTCTCGATCTCTGCGGCCGGGTTCCCCTGAGGCTTCGGAGGCTGCATCGACTTGATCTGCTCCTCGACCTCCGTCCCGAACCGGAAGCGCCGAACGATCGCGAGCAGCATCGACTGCGCCGCCTCGAACGGCATCACGCCCTTCTCGACCAGAGGCGTGACCGCACCGATAAACTGCCCGAGCGCCCCCATCGCCTCCGAAATGTTCTCCTTGTCCTCCTGCTCGTTGATCTCGACCGTAGAATTGGTCTCGATGTCGATCCGGTAGGCCCTCGACAGGTCGTCCGCCAGCAACGCCTGCACGGACTCCCAATCGGGCGCCTGCAGCACCTTCTGGGCCTCGGCAATGGCGGGGTCTTGCATGGGCGGAACGCCCTGCGGCATCGTCTGCGCCGCGGCGGCGAGAAGCGCCTGCGCCTGCATTTTCTGCGCCTGCGTGACGTAGGGCAGCCCCGTCATCTTGGCGAACGTCTCCGGGCTGAAGTGCTTCGCCGCCACCTCGAGCATCATCCTCAGAAGGTCGCGGGCGTACCTCCGCACCTCGTTCTGCATCACCCGAATCCGCAGGCTCGCCCACTGGTTCTTGATCTGCTGCGCCCCGAGCGTCTCGTTCGCGTCAGACGCACCCCGCAGGATGTCCGCCAGCCCCGTGACCTCGTAGATGACCTGCTTGCACTCCCCACGCGCCCGGATCAACTCCTGCAGCGTGACGATCAGCTTGTCCAAGGGCATGAACCAGATATAGGAGTCCAGCCCCCTCTCCAGCGCGATCTCGGAGGCGTTCTCCGTGGCGATCATCGCGTTGTCTTCCTGCTTCAGGATCTGCCCGAGCGTGTCGCCCAGCGACCCGTCGTAGGCCCCCCGGACCTTGATCGCCTCAACGATCCGGTTGATCCGCACGCTGATCCTGTTCAGCTCGTTCGCCTGGTTCTCGTAGATCAGGTAAAGCGCGCGCGGGGTCAAGTCTTCCGTCTCCGTCAGGAAACGCAGCGGCTTCGGCGTGGGGAAGAACCCGGACAACTGCAGCGGGTCGTCTTCCTCCTTCAAATAGCCCTCGAAGTAGGTCGGCGCGATGAAGCACACCTGCTTGCCTTTACGCCTCCAGACCTCGTACACGAGACAGGTCTTGCGCTCCATGTCGCCCTCGTTCGGGGCCCGCGTGGCGCCATCCCATTCCGTGTCGTTTTCCTTCTCCGTGCCCTTGGAAAACCGCATCTTGTTGGCCACCGGCTCCCCGAACAGCCGCACGGCCTCGTCCTTCTCGACGTAGTGCTCGAACGCCACCCAGGGCACCCTTGACCACTTCTTCGCGTAGCCGAAATAGACCCGGTTCCAGCACACCGTTTCGGTGCAAACCGTCTCGTAGGACTTCTCCTCGATGGTCTCTGGCTCGTTCGGCTCCTCAACCTCTCCCGGCTCCTCGGCGTCGCTCTCGTTGGCCGGCACTCCGGGGATCTGCGCGATCTCGGCCTCGTACTTCACCCGCGACACGCCCCGCCCGGGCAGTAGCGCGTCTTGCACCGCATCGCGCATGGTCGAGTCGAAGGTCTCGTACTCCTCGATGTTCGTGTCCAGCATGAACTCGAGCGCCCGCTGGCCTGCCATTGCGGCAGCACGGCCCATCGGGTCGGCGTCCTTGAAGCGGCGCTGCACGATCGGCTTCGGCGTGGCGCTGTATAGCGCCGGGGACATCGTTTCGGTGTTCGAATAGAGGATGTTGAACGGCGTCGTGCGCTTCGCCTCCCCCGAGAAGATCTTGCGGATGCGCTCGCCTTCCTTGCGGAACTCCTTTTCCCGCTTCCGGGCGGAATTGATCTCGTCCGTCCAGTAACGAACGAGCGCCGAAGGCTCTTTGCGAGCCTCGACGATCCCGCCTGTGGCCTTCTTTGCCATCAGGTGCCGGTCGGCACGTAGAAGAAGGTGATGTCCAGCGCCCCGCCAATCGTGGCGTGCAGACCGCCAGCGACGAACTGCGGAAACCAGTGGAATCCGATGGCCGGCGTGATGGTCCCGCCCAGGGCTGTACCTCCGGAGCCGCCCTTCTTGAGCACAACGGTGCCTGCCGTGGTCGAGTTCACGTAGAAACCGCTGATTACGCAGTCCTTCGTGAACACATCCCCGGTCGCGGTAAGGTTCTTCGAGTCGCCGGCTTCGACGTTCATACGCTCATCTCCTCTCTGGCCCTACGACGGGCCTCGAAATGCTGGTCGCGGACACGCCCGAACTTCAACTGGTCGGCGTGGGCTTTCTGCAGGGCTTCCGTCACCCCCAATTCGCGCGGCTTGGTCTTCTGCTCGCGCCACATGACCGCCGCCATGCGGAATGCATCCGCGGCGTGCGAAGTCCAATCGTGACGAGGGCGGTCCTTGAACATCCGCTTGTCCTCGTCGTATTCGCGTTGGTACTGGCGCAGCGCATTCAGGCCGTCCGCGCAGTTCCCCTCGTCGAAATAGCAGCGCGGGAACATCTTTCGAGCCGCCTGAATGCCGTCCTGAACGCCGATCTGCGGAACCACCGTCGCAGGCTTCACCCCGCATTCGATCAACTGCGCGAGGATCGACCGCCCACCCCCGGCCAAGGTTTTGGGCTTCGCGTCGTGCGGCAGCCAGTGCGTGCCGTAGCTGTAGCCGCGGTTCTTGAGTTCGGCCGCGTAGTGGGCGATGTCTTTCCCTGAGTCCGCGTAGTAGTCGATGAACCGGATTTCCCCGGCCACGACTTGAAAGAACCAGATCGCCGTGTCGTCGTCGAACCCCAAGTCCCACGCAGTGAAGACTGGCACGGTCTTGTCCATCGCGATGTGCCCGATCCGCCCGTCCCGCTCGGATGCCTCAACCAGGTCGCCCCAGATGGACCCCAGCACGGCAGCGTCGAAGCTGCACTCATATTCCTGCCGGAATATCGAGCTCCCGTAGTCCTGCCCGTAGTCGGAAATCAGTTCCCGGCGCTCGCTCTCGAGTTGCTCTTCGGTGAACACCCCCGTATCCCGCGCGGTGAGTAGCTCGGCAAACCAACCGGGCTCCTTCTTCGCAAGCTTGTAGAGCGACTCGGCGTGGTTGTGGCCCCTAGGCGTGGTGTTGAACCCGGCCCAGCCGCCGTTTTCAAGCAGGATCGGGCGGATGTAGCCCCATGCCGAAGGGTTGGAAAGGGCGTACTCCGAGAACGTCACGCCGACCGGCGGCGAACCCATCAGGGAGTTGAAGTTGTCGCTTCCCACCAACTGCCACGACGCACCGCATTTCAGCTTGATGATCATCTGATCGTCGCGCGTCGTCTCCCGCAGCTCGTGCGGGAATACATCGTCGATCCGGCGCCGGCCGGTGTGCGGGTTGATCGCGTCCCACACCGCCTTTCTGGCCTGGGCGTACTCCGGCAACATGTGCCAGTAGTTCCCCTTGCGCTGGTGGGCCGCTACGTTGGAGAAGTGCATGAACACCTCGTCCTTGCCCGCCCGCCTGTGGTAGACCGCGACGGCACGCTTCCCGCCGTTCTCCAGATAGTTCCAGAGCCGGTTCTGGTAGGCCCGAGGCCGCCAGCCATTAGCGGGGATCTGAATCCGCAAAGCGGACAACCTCCACGACCAAGGGACCGCCGCCAGCACCAGTGTGCTCGAGGCGATCTCCGTATTTCTTGGGCTTCAGCTTGGACGCAATCCACTTTCGAGCGTCCACACGCAGACGCCTGTGCTCGATCATGTCGCCCTCGACCGTCTCCACGTCGCCGTTCGCCTTCGTGGTGGTCTTCTTGCCGATCATCGGCTCGTCTGCGATCTGCTGGATTTCATCCGCGAACGTGTCCGCCTGGTCTTCCCTCGCGCTCGCGTAAATGTTTCGAAACGCTTCGTTTACCCCAAGCCACCGATAGACGGTGACGGTTGAGGGCATGTGATCGTCTCGGCAGATCTTGACGAGAGACTCTCCTGAAGCGAGGCGCCCACAGATCTCTGCGGCGGTTTCTTCGGAGTAGTCGGAGGGACGGCCCATCAGGAGGAAGCCAGCCCTGCGAGGATCGCGGTGGCCTGCTGGGCGGCGGTCTGGGCTGCGGTGGTCGCAATCCAGCGCGAGCGGCCGGCGTAGCTGCCGATCCCTACGACGTAGTGATTGTCGAACGTCGCGCCCGCGTGGACGGACTGCTGGATGTTGGCGACAAGGCCGGTGCCGGCCGAATCGAGTTGCGCCTGGATTTCTGCCGGTGTGGCCATGCTCGCTCTCCGCGGAAAAAAGAAGGCCCGGTACGCGCCGGGCCAAAGTTGCTGCAGGGAGGAGGAAGCACGGCGTTACGGAAGCATTTATAGGCCCTTCGAAAGCGCTACTGCGTGAATGTCGTCACGCTCAACCGGGATTTTTTCGCCGGGGTAGTAAAGCTCGAACATGGCGATGAGCCGGCGGTTGAAGGGCTCGGCCGGAGTGGCGCCTGACTTCCACTTTCGGACGGTGGATTCCTCGCAGTTCACGACCCGGGCGATTTCGACGTTGTTCGGGCCCTTGGCGTTCAGGAGCGCGAGGATCTGCCGGGTGTCGATCTTCAGGAGACAAGCGATGTCGGTCAGGTTCACGCCACCTCCACGAGTCCGTCCCGGAACCACAGGTTCGCCGTTCGCCAGTACGCATCGGCCCACAGGGCGCGTTTTGCGGCCTTGGTGAGTTTTCCGGCCCTTCCGTCTACCCTGTCGTGGCAATCGCTGCAGAGGTAGGCTATGAGCCACGCTGGGGCCTTCTTTCCCATCCCCTTGACCTCGACGGCGTTGCAGTGGGCCGCAATCGTTCCGCCGGTCTTGTTGCACAGCACACAGGGGTAGTTCTGCGCCGCGGTGCGCAGGCTGTCGGACTTGGGGATCTTCGGAGCCTTGCGGATCGGCTGAAGTTCGCCGGCCGGCTGCCCCATCGTCGCAATCCCGGCCTGGGCCATGATTTCGCGCATGGAGGGCATCACGCGAACATCCTTTCCTGCCGCTGCGCGTTCTCTATGCGCTGGCAGGCCATTGAAAAGTACTTTTGCTCTACCTCAATACCTATGAATGGGCGCTCCATTTCCATGCAAGCAACGCCAGTTGTCCCGCTTCCCATGAATGGATCCAGCACGGTTCCCTTAGTCTTAGACACGCACCAGCGCATGAGAGCCACGGGCTTTTGCGTCGGATGCTCCCGCCCAACGTCTGAGCGAGGGCAGTCGAAAACGCGCACTACGTTGTCCTTGCTCGTCCAAGCTAGTTCCGCCTCTGCCAGTGTAAAATTGCGCTCTGGCTTGTTCCATACCAGCCAGCAGCGGCTTTGCGGCAGTGGGAAGTAATTGCCGCCCCAAATGATGTGTTCGTCAGCAGCAGCCAACAGGAGAGTTACAGCGGCCTCGTCTAGCGGCCTTGCGTCCCATTCGTTGCGCGTGATGCTCTCGTCCTTTGCCTTACCCCATCCGTGCTTGCCCGAAAATCCCCCCTTCCAGACTCCAGCGATTCCGTAGGGAGGATCCGTAATCAGGGTTTCGACCTTCGGCAGCGTCGGCAGGATTTCGAGGCAGTCGCCCAGCAGAAGAACAGCATTACCAATGCGTTCAATACGTTTCCACGGTCCTTTATCTGGCATGTCAACCACGCTTTGGCATCCTTTTAGTCTTGCCGCGCTGCCATACGAAATAGCACGGCCTAGAACAGAATCGGTTGTGGCCATTTCGAATGTCGCGCTGCTTGCGCCAAAACGAAGCCCCGCATTGCTCGCAGTTGAACGTCCCGCCAGTGCGAAGCGCAGCCGCTATCTTGGCCCGATGCTCGGCGCTGAACTTGTGGCCGTGAAGCCCCTCGCCACCGCCTGTGAGATTCAACAGCCTAGCGCCATCTGCGCGGTACTTTGCTATCCAGTGCGCTTCGCGCTCCGCCCAATCCGACCCGGCATATTCGATCAGTTTTATCGTGAGTCCGTTCCCAGCTTCAATCTCTCGCCGTAGCCATTGATTTACCGGCAGCCGTCCTCGCTTGGCGTTTCTGATGTGCGCCTTGTGCCGCTGGTGAAGGTACTGAATCGTCTTGCCAACATAGCGCACTGAATCATCAGTCTCACAAAGGGCATAGATCGCCACCACTGGGTGCGTCGCGTTGCCGATTACCTCTTTGCGCTTGTAGGCCATCAGAACGGCAACTCCCCGCGGTCAAGTGGCGGCGGCGGGTTCA